TATTGAACAAATGGGAAGAAGAAGACGAGATGAATACCAAGCGGGTTCACCTTCGATTCAAAAACAAGGTTAATAATTAGGAGTTAATTATGGCTATAACACAAGCGGTTTGTAATTCGTTTAAGCAGCAATTGTTTCAAGGTATACATGATTTTACTTTGTCTACAGGAGATGTGTTTAAACTCGCTCTGTATACTTCTGCAGCAACTTTAGATTCCTCTACAACTTCATTCACTACAACGAATGAAGTTTCAAACACTGGACAATATGTGACTGGTGGTGGAGCTCTAGTAAATGTGTCACCTCTAGTTTCTGGTGGTGTAGCGTTTATAGACTTTGCAGATATATCTTTTACAGGTGTAACATTAACTGCAGCAGGTGCACTTATTTATAATACAAGTGAATCTAATAAAGCAGTTTGCGTGTTAAACTTTAATGGAGATAAAACAGCGACGTCTGGAACATTTACAGTTCAATTTCCAGCAGCAACAACAGGAGCAGCTATTTTAAGAATATCCGGATAATAGGAGTAACCTATTATGGCAAACGGTTGGAGTATTGGAAGCTGGGGAATAGGTGAATGGGGAACAGGTTTACAAAATGTAAACGTTACTCCTACTGGACAAGGATTAAATTTTTCAACGGGTTCTCTAACCACAGTTGGAGAAGTTAATGAAGGTTGGGGAAGATTAACTTGGGGAGAAAACGGTTGGAATATAACTGGAGATGTTCTTCTTACAGGAATAGAATTAACCACTTCTTTAGGTAATGAAAATACTCAAATAGATGTAGCACCCATACCAACTGGAATAGAATTAATTACAGAATTAAATTCTGTAACAGCAACTATCATTGTAGATGTATTTCCTTCAGGAATAGAATTAAATACAACACTCGGAACTGCAGACGCAGATCCTGATGCAAATATCACAGGTATAGAACTCACTTCAGCAGTTGGAACAGTTTTAGGATATAACTCAACAGGTTGGGGAAGAGATTTCTGGGGTGAAGAAGTTTGGGGAGATAATGGAATATGGGAAACTGTATCTATTACAGGTCAACAATTAACATTAACATTAGACAATACAACAGAGGGACAAGCTAATGCAGATGTAAGTGTTACAGGAACAAATTTACTAACTATTGTAGAAGGGGAAGTAGATCCTGATCCTGACGCTTTTGCTTCAGGACAAGAATTAAATATTGCTTTAGATAGTGTAACTATAACAGCAGATGCTAGTGTAAATATTACAGGACAAGAATTAACTATAACTTTATCTTCTGTAGGGGTTGATGCAATTACACTTGTCGATGTTACAGGACAATTATTAACAATTTCTTTAGATAGTGTATTTGCAGGTGCTGAAGTTGTAGTTAGTGCAACCGGTCAAGAATTAACTATTACAGAAGGAGAAGTAGATCCTTCACCAGACGCTGAAGTTACGGGCATTGGAATGACGGTTGCCTTAGATGTCGGCTCAGTGATTATTATAACTGCAGATGTAGACGTAACAGGCATACAATCAACTATATCTTTAAATAGCGTAACTGCTCTAGCGAATGCAGATGTAGAAGTTACAGGAAATAGCTTGACTATAGCTCAAAACAGCGTTAATGTTCAAAACTGGACTAAAATAAACACCGGAACTGTTGTCACTTGGACGGAGATTGACACTGCCGCATAAATTTAATAAAATAAATAAGGAATTAATATGGCATCAAGTTATTCAACAGACCTTAAACTAGAAATTCAAGTTACAGGGGAAAACGCCGGTACATGGGGAGATATCACCAATACAAATTTAGTCATTCTTCAACAAGCAATTGCTGGTTATGAATCAATTGCAGTTAATGCAACTACAGGAGTAACATTAACTTTTTCTAATGGTGTTACTTCTAATGGTAAAAACGCTGTTTTAAATTTAACAGGGACCTTAGGTGCAAACGTTAATGTTGTAGTTCCTGATTCAGGTTCAGGCACAGCCCCTGAAAAAGTTTATTTAGTTAATAATCAAATTGTTCATGGTGTTTCTACTGTAACTTTTAAAACTACTTCTGGAACGGGTGTTCAACTAGCACAAGGCAATCGTTATGTTCTTTATTCTGATGCAACAAATGTAAATTTAATTGCTATGGAGCAAATTTATAGAGCTGTTAGTGCTAATACAACTGTTCAACCTGGTTCGGCTCTTTTAGTAAACACATCAGGTGGCCCTATAACGGTAACTTTACCAGCCTCACCAAGCGCTGGAGATTTTGTTTCTTTTATTGATGCAAAATATACTTTTGACACGAACGCCTTGACTGTAGGAAGAAATGGTGAGAATATAGCAAATGCAGCAGCTAATTTAGTTGTAAACACCGAAGGCGCTGGATTTACTCTAGTGTATTCAGGTGATGCAACAGTAGGCTGGACTTATAGAGATAAATAATTATGGCAAATTACGAAGCAACTCGATATGATTTTGATGGAGCAAACTTAACAGGTATTGAGGGTGTCAATACTGGAATAGTTGTTCCTTGGGGTTCAGCTTCAATTCCATCTGGATTTTTATTATGTGATGGTCAAGCTGTATCAAGATCAACTTATGCAGCTTTGTTTGCAATTATTGGAACTACTTATGGTGTTGGAGATGGATCTACAACATTTAACGTACCAGATTTGCAAGATAGAACAATTTGTGGAGTTAGTTCAGCAAATTCAAAAAGTTTAGCACAAACAGTTGGTGCAAATACCGTAACACCTACTGGAAACATTGCAGGTTCAACAGGCTCTACAACTTTAACTACAGCACAAATATCGAGTCATAATCACTCAGGTAACACTGTAATGGGTGGTATGAATTTTTCAACTAACCCTGATGGTGCAGGTGGTGGAATTAGTGGAATGGGGGGTATAGGAAGCACAGGCGGCGGACAATCACATAACCATAACTTGTCAGCTAATTTTGCAGGTTCAGCTAATTCTGTTCTTCAACCAACTTTAGTATTAAATTATATTATAAAAACTTAAAGGAAATTTATGCATTTAACAGTTATACCAATTGATAAAGCAATTTATTTAGAAACACCCAACGCAACCCATTTCCCCACTCAATTTCCAATGAGAAGATGTCACATAATTGATAACGATCAAGAATTCTGGAACTCTATAGATAAAGACATTCATGCTATTCAGTATCATTCAGATGGTCAAAAAGAAATTGAGTATAAAGTATCTTCAGGAAAAGGGAACGTTCCAATTACCGATGAATCTACATTACAGAAATATATTGATAGATTTAATTTAACTGAACAAACTTACCAGTCACAAGTTGCTTGGGACAAGAACAATGTTCAAGGTGAAACATCAGAACAAAAAGTTACACGATTAGGACCAAGACCTTAATTATCTATAATTGATCCAGGAAGTAACAATATATTTTTCTCCACTTAATGGAGGATTACCTCTATGTACATATGGAAATCCAGCTGGCCATATAACAATTCTACCTTTAACTGGTTTTACTCTTTGTGATTGATATAAAAATTCAGTTTCTCCACCGTCTTCGACAGTATTTAAATATATGGAATAAACTAAAATTCTTTTTTCATATTCTCTACCTTGATTATGTTCAATGTGCCAAACATGATACCCTTGGGAAGGCATAGTTTTTTGGATTTTAACATGATCTGTAATAATATCGTCTGCTGTATATTTTTTAACATTGGTTTCTGTATAATAATGTTTTAATGCCATATCAAAATTAATCATTAATAGTTTTAATTTATTAACATTAAACTTCTGATCCGTTAAAACATCTCCAGTGCAAAATAATTGTTTATCATTTTTAACATCTTGAGTTGCTCCTTCAAAGGTAAATCTTGAAAATACCTTATTAAATTCCTGATACTTGTTAAATAGTTCTATAGCTTGGTCACATGCTTCATCTGGAATATAACCATCATAAACACCAATAAAGTCTTTAATACTACTTTTTCTCTCTTGCATTCGATACCTCTTTAATTAATTTATTTTTCTTCCAATCCATACCTTCTATAATATTGGTTACCAAACAATATCTTGTTTTAGTCTCTTCTTCAACTTTACCAACCCCATGTAATACATTAGGTGGAAATATATAATATGCTCCTCTTTTGGGTTGAATTGTCATTTTAAGTTCTGGAAGTATTAATGGAGCTCCTTCGGTTAAATATAAAATTAAATGGTGATCTTTATGAATATGCATTGCAACACTATCTCCTTTTTTAATTTCATTACCCCAAGAATCAAAGGTTATATTTTTATTATACCAATTTTGTTTATTGAAAAATGGATTTGAAGTTTGATGTTTTTGAACTACATAATCTATAAATCTTATAAACTCTGGTTTATCATTAAAAAATCCCCATGGAGTTTTGCCACCATAAACATTAGTTAATTCTGTTGTATCTAAATTTTGAGAAATCATCATACACATATTATGCATATCAACTACATTATCATAAACACCGTGTGATATTTGAATTGTCCTTGGATAAGTGACAATAATACTATGTGAAAAGTTTTCTTCCTGTTTTATTTCATCTAATATAATCATTTATATAAACCAAGTTACAATTGAATATCTTGTTCCATTTATCACTGGTAAAACAGAATGGGGATATAAAAAATTAGAAGGAAACATTATAGCAGATCCTTTTTTTAAAGAATATACAATTTTATTATTAAAAAAACTAAACTCTCCACCTATAAATTCATTATTTAAAATAAATGAGCATGAAATGGTCCTTGGATTTTTTTCAAAATGATCCACATGTTGTAAATAAAATCCTCCTTTTTCATATTTTAATAAATCATATCCAGTATCTTTATTTATTAGAGCGTGATCAAATTTTTCGTTATATTTTTTTATAGCATTTTTTGCACATTCAAAAACTCTATCATCTAAATTTTTTCTTACATTTTTATTTTTTTCAATAGTTTTATTTAAAGATATAGCTATAGAGGTACAACTTCTAATTCTTTTACTTATATTACCACCACCTATAGTGGCATTCAACCATTCATTTGAATTTTCGTACTCATTAAGTATATCATTACATAATTTATCTGATATAATGTTTTCTAATATTAATATATAATCTTTAAGTTGATTCATAATTTTTTTATGATAAAAGACCATTGAGGAGGTAATCCCAACATAGGTCTTTTATCGTATAGATTATCATTTGCAAATTTTCCATTTACATGATTGTAATGCAAGAATACTTGACCACAAATATTGCCTTGAAATTCTTCTCTCCAATGTTCTAAATCACATCCAGAATATACTAACATGTCACCAGGTTCTAGATCTACTTTAACACCATCTGGTGCATTATTACTTCCTGTTGGGTCTATAAAGATTGGCCATGGGTCACCACCTAAATTTAATGTGGTAGATATTTCACAGGATGGTCTATCTTTATGTTTTTTTAATATGGAGCCTCGCTCGTACACGCGCGCGTACGAATACGTGGGAATTAAATTAAGACCTGTCTCTTTAACCATAACTGGCATAACTTTCATTAATAATGTTTCCATGGCAAAGTCAGCATAATGTGAATATACATTTGGAACTTGTTGGTCTTTCCACGTTCCGAATAAAAAATTTTCAGCAATAAGGTTGTTACTGTACATATACTTTACTGCATCTCGTTTTAGTAAAAAATAATCAAATACAAAGTTAGCAAGTTCATATGGAATTGCTTTTTTAATTACTTGATATTTATTTAAAGTAAATTCATTCATTTCTGCGTTGTATGATAGCAAAAAGACATATATAATTCAAGTATGCCATTACAAAAGATTCAATTTAAACCAGGTTTCAATAAACAACAAACCGCAACCGGAGCCGAAGGGCAATGGATTGATGGTGATAATATAAGATTTAGATATGGAGAACCTGAAAAAATAGGTGGTTGGCAAGAATTAGTTAATAAAACTCTTGCAGGACCAGCTCGTGATCAACTTACATGGACTGCATTAGATGGTAAAAAATATGCAGCTATTGGCACTTCTAAACTATTAGTTATTTATTATCAGGGTCAATTCTTTGATATTACACCTCTTGGCACAGCTTTAACTTCTTGTACATTTAATACCACTAATGCCTCAACAACAGTAACTGTTAATAAGGCAGGTCATGGTTTAGAGATTGGTGAATATATTACATTTTCAAGTGTTACTGCTCCTACAGGATTTGTAGCAGCTGATTTTACAACAAATACTTTTGAAGTTAAAACAGTTCCAACTTCAGGAACTTTTACAATAACAATGGCAGTTGCATCATCAGGCACTGCCTCTGGTTCTGGTTCTGCAACTGTAAATCCTTATATTTTTGTTGGACCAAGTGTTCAAACTTCTGCATACGGTTATGGCACAGGATATTTTGGTGGAATTATTCCAACATCTGTTACAACACAATTAGATGGAGCAATTGATAGTTCTGTTACAACTATCACTGTAGATTCCACAGCCTCGTTTCCAACATCTGGTCGAATAGATATTGATACAGAATTAATTACGTATTCTGGTAAAACTGCAACTACCTTTACAGGTTGTGGCAGAGGTGCAAATGGATCAACGGCTGCAGCACATGCAGATAATGCAGTGGTAACTAATGCAAAAGATTGGGTTGATTGGGGTGAAGAATCAAATACTCAAGCTGTAACTCTTGCACCAGGATCCTGGTCGCTCGATAACTTTGGACAGATTCTTGTTGCAACAATTAAGAATGGTCAAACATTTACCTGGGATCCATCAGTTGCAGGCGCAACATCAACACGAGCAACGGTTGTATCAGGTGCACCAACAGCATCAGTAATGAGTATTGTATCTGATAGAGATAGACATTTATTCTTAATGGGAACAGAGACAACCATTGGAAATCCATCAACACAAGATCCAATGTTTATAAGATTTTCAAATCAAGAGGATATTAGTAATTACACTCCAAAAGTTACTAATACTGCAGGAACATTTAGGCTAGATACGGGCAACGAGATTATAGGAGCTATACAAGGTAAAGATTACGTCTTTGTGCTTACTGATGTAGCAGCATATGTTATTCAATTTGTTGGTCCTCCATTTACATTCTCCGTTAGACAAGTTGGAACAAACTGTGGTTGTATTGGTCAACACGCAATGGTATTTGCTCAAGGTGCAGTGTTTTGGATTGGATTTGGTGGTGGATTTTTTGTCTATGATGGAACTGTAAAACAATTAGGATCACTTGTAGAGGACTTTGTATTTAATGATACCGGAGATAATTTAGGATTTAATTTTAATGCTGGTCAAATAACTTATGGTTATCATAACTCTTTATATAACGAAGTAGGTTGGAACTATGCAAAAGCAGGATCAACACAGGTTGATAGAAATGTAGTTTACAATTATCTTGAAGGAACTTGGACAACGGGTTCTTTGGCAAGGACAACTTATGTAGATGCAGAAGCTTTTGATTTACCTTATGCAACAGAATTTTATTCAACTAATACTCCAACGTTTCCAACCATCAATGGTATAAGTAATTTAGTTGGAGCAACTAAATACTGGGAACATGAAAAAGGTGTTAACGAAGTATCTGCAACAGGTGTTAAAACATTAATTGCTTCTTTTATAACATCTGGAGATTACGATATATCAGAACAAGGAATTGCTGGAGATGGTCAATTTATTATGCGTGTGAAAAGATTTATTCCAGACTTTAAAAATCTAGAGGGTAATGCAAAAATAACTTTGTTCTTTAGAGATTATCCAGCCGATTCAAAATCAACACCTTCTACTACACCTCCAACTATTACGGGGCCATTTACAATCACATCTTCAACTGATAAAATAGATACTCGTGTTAGAGGAAGACAAGTAAGTTTAAAAATAGAAAACGATGCAATAGATGAAAAGTGGAGATATGGAACTTTACGTTTAGACATTGAAGCAGGAGGAAGACGATAATGGCAAAGATTACAGCATACATACCAGAACCCACAGATGAGTATAATGTAAATAATCAAAGACAAATTTTAGAATCAATTAATACGCTTAAAGATCAATTAAATTTTTCTTTTCAAAAAGAAATAAAAGATGAACTACAGGCTTTTAGCTGGTTTATATTTAGTGGACCTGGATCGTAAATGGCAATCTTTTTTAAAAATCAAGGTTATGATTTAACCACAAGTAATTTAACTACAGTGTTAAATATTAACACATCTAGCGTTGCAATAATAAAAGAAATATCTGTAGCCAATGATGATAATTCAGCACATAAAGTAGATTACTTTTTTCATGACGTATCTACATCAACTTCCTATAAATTTTATCACACCAACG